GTAAATGACGGCGCGTTCTTTTCTGTTTTAGGATACGGTATGCCCAGCGCGTCAAATGCTTTGGCGATAGATGCCGCAGCCCATAGCTCCACGTCCATGCCCGCCACGCTCTTGATCTGGGCAAGTACTTCTTTTTCTTTTTTAAGAAGCGTGTTCCGCGTTTTCTCGACCCTGTTCTGGTCTATGCGTACACCGCGCCATGTCATGTCAATCAGGCAGGGCAGAAGCTTTAGCTCCAGCTTTGCGATTGGCCATAGCTCTTCTTTGGTAAGCTGGGTAGACAGGTGGTTCCACAGATCAAGTGTAATCTCCGCGTCGTTCTGGGCGTATGGCCCTACATACATGGCAGGCATCTTCCACATTTCGGATTTGGGGTCCAGACCAAACTCGCGGGCTGCTTCTTGTAGAGTCTTCTCAGTCTTTATCTTACCCAGCAGATCGTAGCAGAGTGCGTTGAGGCTGTAGCTGAACCGGTTCTCATCCAGCAGCGAGGCTATCAGCATGGTATCTATAATGCGCCCGTTGAGCGTGAAACCCATGCGCCTGATCCAGCCCGCGTCGTACTGTGCGTTGTGCATGATCTTGTCGGCAGGGCACTCAAAGACTTTCTTCAGCCATTTGTTGACTATGCGCTCATCCAGATTGCCGCCACCCAGATGCCGGATTGGTATGTATCCGGCCCAGTCTGCAACGGCTATAGCGTAGCCCACCACCTCACCGTCACCAGTGGGCCATCCGGGCCCGTTGGACTTGAGGTTAGGGTCTTTTGTCTCGACGTCTATGGCTATTTGTTTAGCGTCGAATATGTCAGGCAACTCAGCCGGTGGAACCCATTCACTCTTAGGTCCAAACATTGTCATCTGTAGTGCCATAATCTTTCCTAACCGCGGCCATCTCTGTGCCCTGCACAATAACGGTCCAGCCCGCTTTGAGGTAATGCTTTAACATTTCGATACGAACAAATCGTACCATTACTCTTCCCCGCCCAGTGCGCCATAGCCGCAAATGTCTACCCAACTGTCCTCATGCTCCGGCGTTGCGCTAAGTCGTGCCAGCTTGATAGCAACCATGCACTGATACACTTGAGGCACAGTGACAGGTGTATCTAGCAGAACTGACCATAGCTGGGCAATGCGGGCGTGGTTTTCATAAGCATCTCCATAATCCTTGGCCCGTGCGCCGTTGATTTTGGTTTTTGCTTCTTTAAGTATTTCATTGCGGTTCATATCTGATAACTCCTTGTGGCATCGTCAGGTTCAACTAAGTAAAGGTTCTGCTTGGTCCGCGTAATGCCAACATAGAACACACGGTGCAGATCGTCGGGCGCGAGTTCCGCGGCCTTTGATGCGGCTGGTGATATCTCTGTAAACAGAACCACGTTGTCAGCTTCGCCGCCTTTTGATCCGTGGATCGTGGACAGATTGATGCGAGGTTCTGCATTAAACTTTTCACCACGGCGTAACAGCGCGGTGATGTAGGCGCGGTCTGCGCTGGGTAACTTATCCATCGCTGTATGCCAGAGCATGTCGCGTATGGATGTAATCAGATCCACACCTTCTATAAGTCCGTGGTGCGCGATCAGTTCATCCAGTGTCACCATTTCATCATCGTCGAGTGCCGGTAGTTTTTTAAATCCCCGCTTGACCCTGTCGTTGACGGACATATAACTGTAGATGGTTCGTGCGGTCTTGCCCGTCACTTGTTTACCTTTTCTCAACTGTTCCCAGCCATTAACAGCGTCACTCAGACTTTCTGAGATTGAACGTCGGCCACGGTAGTTGAAAAGATAGCCCCGACTCCGAAGGTCCGCGGTTATATCCGACAGGAAATACGCGGCTTGTGCCAGCACGAGCCACGAACCCTCAGAAAAATCAACCATCTCGGCGCGGGCTATATGTTCTACGTTGCCTCTGTCTGTGCGAGGCAGATACTTTTTGGTCACACGGCGTTTGATGCGCCGAACCACGCGCTCCGCCAGAGGGTGCACGGTAGCTGGTACGCGGTAGGATTGCTCTAGTACCTCGTAGCCACCGTTGAGTCCGATAAAATGCTCGACGTCTGCACCAGCCCATCGGTATATGGCTTGGTCATCATCACCGGCTGCGTATATGCGCTCAGAGTGTTGCTCTAATACATGAGCCACGTCCCACTGTAGGGGCGACAGGTCTTGTGCTTCGTCAACGAAAGTGACAGCCAGACGAGGACAGAACTGGGCACTCTCGTTGACAAAGACCTCTAACATGTCAGTGAAGTCAAAAAGCTGGTATCTGTTTTTATATTCTTGTAACGCGGTAGCCACATATTTTACCGTGTTCCAACTCTCACCTATATCGCTTTCATCGTACTGTTGACGCAAGTCTATCTTACGCAGCCGCGCTAGGTTCATCAGATTGACGATTGGGCTACTGCTTTTATTGAGATCAAACGCATCCTCGCCAGATAGGCTGGAACCATCTACATTTAAATTGAAGCCCAGTGCAATCCCCACCTCTTTGTAATGTTCTGGTTGCATGATCTGTTCTTGCCGTATACCAGACAGGCGCAGAGCAAAGCTATGCAGAGTGCGAAACCACGGCAGTTGTGACTTATCCAGATGAAACCGTGCACAAGCCCGCTCGACGGCCTCGTTTGCAGCCTGACGTGTAAACGCAAAATAACCGATATGCGTGGGGTCTACGCCGTTAGCCAGAGCCTCATCCACCTTGTTCAGAAGGGCGGTAGTCTTGCCGGTTCCGGGCGGGCCGTAGATGCGGAATATTTTAGTATCCATGCTCTTCGTCCGTCAGGTCCTCAATGCTATCCATAACATTTATGAATACGGGCGTGTGTTCACCCATCCATGCACCTATGGTGTTGTACCATAGGTACTCTACAGCTTCGTCGTAGGACATGTTTTCATCTTCCACCAGCACGGCTATACATTTGTGATAGTCGTAGGCCACCACGGGCTCTTGTCCGGCGCGGTGACACATGCCAAGAAACGCCTTATCAAATCCATCTGCTTTCAACATTAGAAAGGGGCCTCCTCTTCTCTACCAAAGTCTGGGGTTTTTATGTCTAGCTCAACGGACTCGTATGCAGGTATTTTCCACACCCTTACTGGCCTCCCTTTTATTCTGAGGAGCATGCTTTCTCCTCCCAGATCACGAAGCCGTTGAGCTATCTTGTAAGGCTTGTACTCAAAAAACTTGTTACGTTTCAAAAAAGCCTCAAAATCTTTCAGTCTAAAATATGTGACGCTTGCTTCTTCATCCGTCCAAGGCCGCTTGAGTAATATTTCCTCACGGTCTTTCGCTTTCTGTAAGTGAGCGCAAAACTCCTCTAAATAGTCATAGAACTGACCGCTCGTGCTGGCATCCTCTGCCACGTCGATTATCGCGCTTTCATTAGCGTTCATCTCCCGCATCAACGCACCTATGCGTCCCTCCCATACCTGCTTACTGACAGAGCGGGGCATCGTGTTGAGTTGTTCCATACAAGCCTTTTGAAACGCGGGCTGACTCATCAACCCCTCCGTATCTAACTCAAGCGGCTCCCCGTTTACATCAACAAACCAGACGGGTGGGTGCGAGTTATATTTTCGTAGATTAGCTATGGCGGCACCCTGTATAGCGGCACCTATCCCATGTTTGCGCGTCTGGCACAGTTCTTTATTGCAGTGCGCGTTAATTGGCGCGTCGCTACACCGGTAGGCGTAATCCTTCTTTTCAAGCTGCTTCGCAACTATGTTGACTTCATTCAGCGGCAGCGGCGGCTCCAGATACTGCATGTTATATGTCAGTATCTCTGACTCCCAGCTATCCGGATATGCCTTGCGTAGGTATACGCCTATGTTGAACAGCCCGTTGTTACGCCCACCCTCACTGATCTTATTCTTGATCAAGAACTGTAAGCACGGCGGTCCGTCGTTCATGTTGGATGTTTCAGGGTCATCCGTGATCTGAAGCTTAATTACCTGTTCAGGTGTCTGTTTGTGCGCTTCATAAAGAGCAATAAACTCATCTAGCGTAGCAGATGTGCCGTCATCTTTGATGGCGTAACGTAAGCCGTCCTCTGCGTCATAGTATGGCAGGTTCAGAAAGTTACCTACATCATCGCGGTCCAAGTGCAGCTTGATCTGTTTTGGAAATATCTCACTGCCGCCATAGCCCAGTGC